TGCATCTTAATTTGCCAGCCGAATTTGAAGCGGGCAATCGTTGTCGAACGGTCTTCCTTCCATCGCTTGGGGAGGTCTGGCAAGACCCGCGTACCGAAGAAGGCCAGTTGCTCTGGCCTGCGCGTTTCCCTGAACGGGTTATCGAGAAAGCGAAAAACAGGCACCTGTCAGGTTACGCCGCGCTGTATCAGCAGCGTCCGGTACCAGCCGGTGGAGGTCAGTTCAAAGAGAAATGGTTCCGCTATGCCAGTGTCGAAAACGGTTTCTATGTGCTGGAAACGCCTGAAGGTCCGCGCCGCGTAGCGATCAAGGATTGCTGGCGTTTCTCGGTTATTGACCTCGCAATCAGCACGAAGCAGAGCGCGGACTACACGGTCATCCAGACCTATGACGTGACGCCGCAGAACGATCTTATTTTGATTGATCAGATACGCGGCCATTTCGACAATCCTGAGCAGGTGAAAATCATTCGCGCAACCTATTTCCGCCTGCGTCCGCAATTCTTCCAGATTGAAAGCGTCGCGTACCAGCTTGCGATCATCCAGCAACTTCGCGACGAGCCGGTAGAGCAGGTGGATTTGCCAGACCTTGATGTGCAGGTTGGTGATTTCCTGGTACGCGGCTCCGACCCTGCCGCACTGGATGCAACGCTGCGCGCTTTTGAGCAGGGTTTCAAAGCGTTTGTGGTCAAAATCGGGGATGAATATGCGCGCTATGCCAACGCCTGTGTTGTGCGTGTGCAGGGCGATATCTATTTCTTCAAATTTGCGATGGAACAGCAAGGCTATGGGGAGATCGTTGGCGAAATCAGGAAAGAAGATATAGCGCGTATGGAAGCTGAGCGCAGGCGCAAATATTCTATCCCTATCCGCGAATACAAGCCGGTGCGTGACAAGGTTTCGCGCGCATCAGCCCCGGCCTGGTTGATGGAACAGGGCAAATTCTATTTCTTGAAGACGTTGCCAGATTTGCCGCTCATCAAAGTAGAACATCTGACGTTTCCGAAAGGCGCGCATGATGATATGGTGGACTGTAGTTCTCAGGCGGCAGAGGTGATTTTTGGCCCATCCGGCCCGCTCGTCTGGTCACCCGACGACTACGATCCCATCCCTGCCCTGCCTGTCATAGCGCAACCCGAAAACCACAACCTGCTAGAAATTGACTGGAATCCGCCTGTCCCCGCCGCCTGGGACTTCAGCGAGGGCGAAACGGTTGACTTAGAAATTGGAGGGAGATGGTCATAATGGAAACAATCAATGTGAGTGATTTGCAAGAACCGGTTGATCTGGGCGAATTGATTGCGCGTCGCCTGGAATTGAGCGAAGCTGAGCAAGAGTGGATGAAAACAGCAGAGCGCAACGTACAGGAGATCGTGAAAGCGTTCGGTATTCCCGCGCCGCTTGTGAGTCCGCCAGCTATCTCTATCAGCAACACGACCGCCCCCATGTGGATAATTCATCCCAAAACCTACGACTCTCTGAAACTCTTCCATCTCTTTCCACAACCCACGCGCAAGCTGCGCCGCGTCCAGCTCCGCCGCCTGTACGCGCGTAAACGCAAATATCGCCAGCACAGAGCGCGGGTCAACGCGGCCATTCAAGCCAGATTAGGAGCAATGAATGCTTGATAAGATTGGAATACGAGAGCAAGCAACAGCAAAGACACTGGATATTGAGCCTACTTCTGTCGGTGTGCGTTTCTTCGTGAAGAATGGAGCAACAGAGGAGCGCGCACATATTGAATTGACGGCTGGTGACATCAAGCGTGTGATTGAACTATTGCAAATTCACCTCAACGAGCTTGTAGAAATGGGAGTAGATTTGAATGCCTGACCAGCGTATCTCCTGTCCGCGCTTCCACCTTCTCTTCAAAATCACAGCGGAGGGCATCGCCATCAAATGCCGGGGCTGCCGCGCAATCCACATCGTGACCTGGGAGGAGTTGGATAGGGTACGCGAACAGGCGGAAAAGCAAAGCGAACAAACAGGCTATAAGCTTGCTTCTGAAGCGGTATGATGCTATAATAAGCCTATCGAAAATTGTTTTGCCCCCGCGCATGCGCAAACATGCCGGAGGCGTGATGCAAGAAAGGAAACTTCTCGCATGTCGAACATTGTACCACAAAAAGCTATCACCCCACTTGCCAGAAACCGCGCTATCGAATTAATGAAGATCGGAGATGAAATCCTGATCGACAGCCGAATCGTCGCAAAAGGCATTGAAATCGAACACAGGTACTTCATCAGGTTGCTGCGAAAGTACCAGAATCGGCTGGAAAACTTTGGGTTTTTGCGTTTTGAAAACGCAAAAACTACCCCTGACGAGCAAGGCAGAGGACGCCCTGAAATTTACGCATTGCTCAATCGCAATCAAATCGGATTCGCTATTACCCTCAGCAAAAACACTGAAGAGGCGGTAAATTTCAAGTTTGATCTGATTGAAGCTCTCGATATTGCCACGCGCCCGCTACGCCCCTGTTCTCATCGTCCAGAGCTTACCCCTGCTCAGGAACGGGAACTCATCAAGAAATACGTGCAGCATGTCTGGGATGTGAAGCAAGAAGCTCCAACGGCTGCCATATTGCGGATGTGGATACCGCGCTATGACAAACGACTCATCATAGCACGGTTGGAGGAACTGGTAGCACAAGGCGAAATCATCAGTTTCACAACCGCCCGTGCCACGAAATACAAGCCCCTTGCACTGTGACTTGTCATAATGTATAATTCTCTCAACAACCATAACCAGAGCCGTTAAGCATCAGCTATCAGGCCATTCTCATACGCTTGGGAGTGGCTTTTTTCGTGGGCAAAAAGAAAGACAAAAAGCGCGCGCTGGAACAGAAGGACGACCCTAATTATGGCGTGGCCGTCCAGTTTTTCAATCCCGGCCAGCCGATTTTCTCCAATCGTGATTTCCGCACGTTCGTTTCGGATGGCTACCGCCGCTGCGCAACGGTCTACAACTGCATCAATAAAATTACTGCCGCCGCCGCCGGTATCAAGTGGAAGCTCTATACCGACGACACCCTTTCCCGCGAAATTACCGCTCATCCACTCCTCGACCTCTGGAAAAAGCCTAATCCGAGATATGGCATGGGCAGCTTTATCGAACAGGCATGGGGTTTCTGGCACTTATCCGGCAATATGTACCTTTGGGCAAATCGCCCGAATCCGAACGAGCCGCCGGTGGAACTCTGGGCATTGCGCCCCGATCTCATGAAGATCGTGGCTGGCGAAACCGACGTACAGGGCTACGTGCTGGGCTGGGGAACCCCAAAGGCGCGCGATTTCGGTCCCGAAGAAATCATGCATCTCAAATTTCCTGCCTATGACGACGACTGGTACGGCCTCTCACCGGTCGAAACGGCCATGTGGCTGGTCGACCAACAAAACGAGGGCAACGCCTGGAATACCGCGCTCATGCAAAACGCCGGTAAGCCCGCCTCCGCCTTCTTTGCCAAAGGCTATCTGACGGTAGAGCAGCGCAACCAGGTACGGCAGGAAATTCTCAAACGCTACTCCGGCAAACGCAACGCCGGTTTTCCCCTCATCCTGGAGGCCGATATGACGTGGCAACAGATGAGCATGGCCCCCTACGAACTGGATTGGCTGCAAAGCCGCGAGATGAACACGCGCGAGATTGCTTCTATCTTCGATGTTGCGCCGGAGTTGGTCGGCGACAGCGCAGGCAAAACCTTTGCCAATATGCACGAGGCCCGGCAGGCGCTGTATACCGAAAACGTCCTGCCGAAAATGGACCGCTTCCGCGACCATGCAAACGGCTGGCTTGTTCCCATGTTTCCCGATCTGTGCAAACAAGGGAAACCACAAGCCTATTTGACCTATGACAAAAGAGATATTGAAACGCTGGCGCAAGTGTTCGCAGAGCAGGAAGCGACCGCCTCGCAGAATGCCACCAACCTCTGGAATACCGGCCAATGCGATCTTTACACAGCCCAGACGATGCAGCCCGGCATGGAGCCGGATGAGAACGGCAAAGGCATCTACAAAATTGGCGCCATTCTGGTGCGCTCGCAGGATTTGCAGACCTATGCGCAACAGGCCCTACAAAAGCCCGCTGCGCCGCCAGCGCCCACGCCAGAGAACATTCTGGACAATCCAGCGCCCGCGCCTGCGCCAACGCAGCCCGGCAAAGTCACCGTCACTGAAGACGACGGCAAAGAGCCACAAAAAATGCTGCTACCAGCCGCCTCAACCCCTGCCCTGGCCGAACTCGATGAAATTGCCGCCGAAATTCTCATCGCGCAGTACGTCATGCGCAAATTCCATCTCGCTGAGGATGATCGCCGCCTGCGCCCGCTCGTCGCGGCCTATAAGCAGGCGCTCAAGAGCAAAGGAGTTGTTGATGCTGACCGCACAGATGATGATGCAGAATATCGAATCTCTGGCGCTGGTAGTATTCGCCATACTTACGGGCGGCTTCCTGCTCATGGGCGCGGCCCTCGCCGGACGAAAGCTCTCGACTTATCGACAGCAGAAGAGAAAAGCGCCTACTTCGCCAGTATGGAGTCCATGCGTAGCACCTGGGAAGCTGAGGGTGAGCAGCGCCTACAATCCTACTTCGACGCCAACAGAAAAGCGGTTGTGGCAGCTATCAAAGCAGGCGACCATGCGCATACCGTCGATGCCGAAATACCCCCTGCCCTGCAAGCGCGGCAAAGCGATCTGAAAACGCTGCTCTACCAACTCTACCAGGACGTAGGACAGGATATCGGTTCGCAAATCGCCAGCCAGATTGAAGCGCGCAAAGCCACAACTAATCAGCGCCTTTTCGATGCGGACACGCTGGTTTACCTGCTTTCGCTGGCAGGTCAGAAAGTAACGCAGATCAGCGCAACCGAACTCGCCGAAATCCAATCCACACTTGCCGAAGGCGTCAAAGCCGGTGAATCCATCCCGCAACTGGCAAAGCGCATTGATGACCTGTATTTGTTGCAGATCATCCCCAATCGCTCTACTGTCATCGCCAGAACTGAAGTTGTCGCCGCCTCGAATTACGGCGCCATGCAAGCCGCTGCGCAATCAGGACTGACGCTCAATAAAGTCTGGCTGGCAACAGAGGACGCGCGCACGCGGCCCGATCACGCCGCCGCTGATGGTCAGGAAGTCCCGATGGATGACCCTTTTATTGTTGGCGGCGAAGAACTCATGCAACCAGGCGACCCGTCTGGCAGCGCCGGTAATATAATTCAGTGCCGGTGTACTGTATTTTTCCGGCGTGTTCAGTCAGATACCAGCAAAGCTCTGGTTGTGGCTCCGCGCGAATTCAAAAGCGTGCGCGAATTCATGGAGGTGCTGGTATGAAAGCGCCGCAATTTCCAACGTACAGCATCAAAGGCAAGCAGGTTGAGTACAAAACCGTCTCGTTTCTGGTGAAGTCGGTTGACCAGGATCAAGGCATCGTGACTGGTATCGCCTCCAAAATTGGCAATGTCGATTATGGCAAGGATATGGTCGAGCCGGGCGCATACAAAAAGACCCTCGCTGACGGC